GAATTAGATACTGATACGAATGCGACGGACAATGGTTTCAAACAGATCGGAATCTCAGTAGATCCCGATAACAGCGATACAAGTTCAGCTAACGTGAACGCGTATTGTGTATTTAATGTCGGTGAACACGTGTTTAAAGTAGACGCGGCATTAGCATAATAGGAGCATAAAAACATGGCAATATCACGATCACAACTAGTTAAAGAACTAGAGCCAGGTTTGAATGCACTATTCGGCTTGGAGTACAAAAACTATGCTAACGAACACTCACAAATTTTCGATACAGAAAATTCAGACAGAGCTTTTGAAGAAGAAGTTATGTTATCTGGATTCGGAAATGCGGGTGTAAAACCTGAAGGTCAAAGTGTCAACTACGACGCGGCAACAGAAACTTTCACGGCTCGTTATACGCATGAAACCCTTGCTTTAGCGTTTTCAATTACTGAAGAAGCGATTGAAGACAACTTGTATGACAGACTCGCGTCTCGTTATACAAAAGCACTAGCACGTTCAATGGCTAATGCTAAACAAGTTAAAGCAGCAAACGTCCTTAACAGAGGATTTAATAGCTCATACACTGGCGGAGATGGTTTAGAACTGTTCTCTACAGCACACGTAATTGTGTCTGGTACAGAACAAAATGAACTATCAACTGCAGCAGACTTAAACGAAACTTCATTAGAGCAAGCAATGATTGACATTGCTGCGCTAACTGATGAAAGAGGTTTAAAAATTGCAGCTCAAGGAAGAAAAATGATTGTTCCTGCGGCGCTACAATTTACTGCTGAAAGATTATTAAAATCTGTCGGTAGAACTGGAACAGCTGATAATGACATCAGTGCTGTTGTATCTATGAATGTGATTCCACAAGGTTATGTGGTTAATCACTATTTAACAGATACTGACGCATGGTTCATTAAAACAGATGTACCAAATGGACTAAAACACTTTGTTAGAGCACCAATCAAAACTGCTATGGAAGGCGATTTTGAAACTGGTAACGTTAGATACAAAGCTAGAGAAAGATACAGCTTCGGCTGGTCTGACTGGCGTGGTGTCTTCGGATCACCAGGTGCGTAATTAACATTATACTAAGGGGCGGCCTCAAAACCGCCCCTTTTTTATTGCAAAAAAGAAAAATTATGGAAAAAGAATTCAGAATACAGATACGAGCCTATGGCTATTGTACTGATTTTATCATCAAATCTAAGGATGATAAGGAAGCTATTGAGAAAGCAATACTTGACAAAGTAGGACAAAAAGATGTAAAGTGGGAAAAAGATGGATTTAGTGATTCATTAAGGAGTAAATGGATAACCTATGAGGAGGTTATAAATGACTCAAGACCTATACACTATGAAACGGTCCTTGGAACTCGAGTGGCAACAAGAGCACCTGAAGGAGGGCAAATATAACTTGAATATGGGATATATTGACAAAAAAATTCAGGAAGTTGTTAAAGATATTATTGCCAAAGAGTTTGAAGAAGCAACTCGTCTTGAACAAATTAAAGACGCCCAGGCCGAAGTTTCGATAGCCACTTAAGCGCTATCAAAAAATCAACTTTTTACTACAAGATACCTTGCGCCAAATTCAAAATTTGCGCTATAGATTAATTACTATACAATTAAATTAGAATGCTGACGAGTATAGTCGACGGCCTAGAGACAGCATTCGCAAACTAGGAGGATTATAATATGGCAAATACTACATTTAATGGAGCAGTACGATCTGAGAATAATTTTAAAGTTATCAGTAAAACTGCAGCCACAGGACTAGTCTCTGATCGAACGATCGGTGACGGATTGAAAGACTCTCGAAGATATTATCTTGAAGAGTATTTTAATAAACTTCCTGCTCTTAACGCTTACCTACAAGGCTCAGAAACAAAAGACTGGGGCAGCATAGATGACGGCAATGAAGCAGCAGAAGACGTAACAGTTACAGGCGCAGCATTAGGAGACTATGCGGTAGCAACAATGAGTATTGATGTTACAGATTTAACTATAACGGCATCAGTAACAGCATCAAACGTAGCTACAGTTGTTTTAGGAAACTTCACAGGTAGTGCGGTAGACCTTGGATCTGGAACATTAACAGTTAAAGTTTTTAAAGCTGGTTCAACAGCAACAGGTAAAAACAATAACTTTGAAGTTTTGGGAACTAACATGACGACAGCGTTAGCTACTAGAAGTGCTACTTCTGCAGTGGTTACGTTAACAACAGCAGGTGCTGACCAAGACCAAGCAATTTTAGCTCCACACTTAGACAGTGGACAAACTGCTTGGACAGGTGTCAAGTGGGGTACTGAAAATCAAGTTACATGGGAAGCTTGCATCAGAACAAGTGCGGCTATTGATAATCAAAATATTTGGGCGGGGTTGAAAAAAACCAATGTTCCAGAAGTTGCAACTGATACTGAACAAGCATATTTCACATTCTTAACGGATGCGGATAACTCTGGTCAAGCAATGACTGACTTTACTTTACTACACTTTGTTCATAGTATTGGTGGTACTGATTATATTAGTAGATTACCTATCACAGTAGCGGCAAGTACAAACTATCACTTGAAAGTATCATTTGATAGTGACAGAAAACTGTCAATATTTGTAAATGGTGTTCAATACAACATTACAGGTACATCTGGCAGTACAGGTGGTACAGCGGTTGTTGAAGGAAACGATAAATCAGCAGCTATAACTAACGATGTGGATTTAATTCCATACATTGGAATTGAAGGAAACGATGGTGCAGCAGCAGCATTAGATGTTAGCTATTGTGCAATAAGTAGACTAATATTTGAATAATATATAAACTTTAAGATGGGGCTTCGGCCCCATCTAGTAATCTTGATTAAGGAGGGATTATGGCAGACGCAGTACAAGGACCAGATATTTTACAGGAAAACGATAAAAGAGTTGTTATTAAAATAGTAAATGAATCAGACGGAAACGGCGGAACAACAGTTTTTGGTGATGTCTCAGCAATGGCAAAAAACTTTGAAGGTTCTTCTTGTGTACACCTTGTCTTACAAAGAATTTGGTTTTCTTGTTCCCCAGGTAATGGTTTTGATTCATTCGCACGTTTAGATGAAGAAGATAACGATGGCGATATACCAATTCTAGGTTTAACAGGATCAGGCTATTGGGATTTTAGAGAATTTGGCGGAATAAAAACTGACAAATCATCAAACACTAACCAAAGTGATGTTAACTTTGTAGTTGCAGCTGCAGCAGATTCTGGAAATATGTATACGGCTATAGCAGAATTCAAGAAGTTATATTCGGACGCATAGGAGGTAGCCCATGGCAAATACTACTTCTGGTACAGTCACTTTCGACAAGACTTTCGCCGTTGATGAAATTATTCAAGAAGCTTATGAGCGAATTGGTATTTCAGCAGTAAGTGGCTATCAATTATCAACTGCAAGAAGATCATTAAACGTATTATTTCAGGAATGGGGTAATCGTGGCTTACATTATTGGGAAGTTGGAGATACTAATATAGATCTTGTTGAAGGTCAGGCAGAATATACTTTTTATAGAGCATCGGGCGATGGAACAAGTTCTACTACAGCAGGCGGAACAACTGGAACTTCTACTTATGGCTTGGATGATGTTTTAGAAGCTACACTTAGGTCCGATAAAACAGATACAGATCAGTCTGATTCTTCTCTTACAAAAATAGCTAGATCTGCTTATTCAGCATTATCAAGCAAACTTTCTAAAGGAACTCCATCACAATATTTTGTTCAACGATTCGTGGACAAAACTACATTTACAATTTACCCAACACCCGATTCAACAGCGGCAGCAAAAGATGTTCACATGTTTTTTGTAAAAAGAATTCAAGATGCAGATGCAACTTATACAGACGCAACAGATGTTCCATACAGATTTGTACCTTGTATGGTTTCAGGACTTGCATTTTATTTAGCACAAAAATTTAACCCACAATTAGTACAACAAATGAAACTGTTGTATGAAGACGAGTTAACAAGAGCATTAGCAGAAGATGGTTCTTCAGCTAGTACTTATATAACTCCGAAAAACTATTACCCGAATATATAATGGCATACGCAAGAGGAAAATACGCACAGGCAATATCAGACCGATCAGGAATGGCTTTTCCATACAATGAAATGGTTAGAGAATGGAATGGAATGTTTGTTCATAAATCTGAATATGAAGCTAAACAACCTCAATTACAGCCAAGACCTCATGGTGGAGATGCACAAGCTTTACAAAATTCTAGAACAGATAGAACAGAAAGTACTGTAGCACAATTATTAATTCCTGATCCATTTACCACGTATGCAGCTTCATCAGGCATTATTAATGTCCATGCACCGAATCATGGGTTAACAAATGGAAGTACTTATAGATTTAGAGGAATGCCAACTACAGGAGGAGATTATGCTGATCCATCTATTATTGATGGAATTACAGGAGCTAAAATTGCTTTAGCAGCAGGTTATGC